TTCATTGTCATAATTGAGGTGCGGAATGTACTCCGCTAGCCCTCGCCCCGTTTTTCGTCTTGCCGGACCTGCGCCATCGCATGACACCATTCAGGCGTTGGAGGATCTGCTCCAGGATGCGCGTAGCGGCGAGCTCGTTGGTCTGCTGTACTGCGCCATGTTCGACCGACGCGCCTATCGAGTGGGCGCCGCCGGCGAAGCCCATCGCTCCCCCACGTTTACACGCGGCATGGTCTGCGCGCTCGATGACGAGCTGCGCAGAAATCTGGATGAGATAGCGTAGCTGCATTGCACAACAAAACGCCAGCCCGCCCGAGCGGGCTTTTTTTGTCAAAAATAAGCGCAAATGCGCTTGACCTGGTTAAGCGCATTTGCGATCATTCACCCATCGCAGCAACACCCCGCTGCGATCGGTGGGCGAACCGACCCGACCCGGCGTGATGCCGGCGAGCAACAAGCTTCCGCGCTGCTGGTGCGACAACCAGTCGGAACCATGATCCGGCGAATCCGAGCCGGGGAGTCCGTCGGGCCTGACCCGAGTGCGGCGACGTCAAGCACACCGTGACGTCGAGAAAGAACAAACGGATGCACACGCCCGTTCGCAAGAGCGGGCACAAAGAAGCGGAATGCGCAGGCTGATGCGCTGACGGATGGACGGGTGACGCGCACCTGGAAGGCCCGAGGCTGACCTCGCGTGATTCAGCAAAGCCGGATATCAGCACCGGCCCGCTTCTTTGTGGCTGTAGCTCAGTTGGTAGAGAGATTTGCTGTCGCCGGTTCGAGCCCGGCCAGCCACGCGACCGCACACAAGCCCGCAAGGCTGTGCTCTGTAGCGGCAGCCGGAGAGCGTGACCGGCACAAATAATCACCCCCGCAACCACCGATGCCGATGTCGGGCCGCACAGGGGTAAATGTGCGGGTCTCCTGGACCGAGCTGCCGGCCACCCCATCGGAGCCGCAGCGATGCCCCCGCAGGCCCAGCGCACCGGGCGAGCGCGCCACTCAGGGCGCCGGACCATGCGGGAACCCCAATACCACCCCGTAAGACTCGCCGCCGGCGCGAGGCAGCCAGGGGGAAATGGCTGCGATACGCACCTGCGAGCTGTAGCAGGCGCCGGCACCTCAGCGCCCATCGACCCGCAGCGCAGCAATGCGTAAGCGCCCGGCTTCGTCCGGTGCCCGGTGGATTATGCGGTTTTACCCCCCTCTTGCGAGGGGCGTGCCCTGACCCCGTTTCACCCTTTTCTGGACTGCTCCACAACCGGCATTTCGCCGGGCAGACCGAAGCGGGGTCAGCGGACTCTCCTCGTCATCCACTTGGGCCGGCCGTGTCGCATGTGCGACCGCCGGTCTTTTTTTGGAGTAAACGAAATGCCGATTGATTGCAATGCAGCGGGCAGCATGCCCGCAACGACGAACGCCGCCAATGCCCGGTGGCTCCCGATCAAGCAGTGGGAGCGCCAGACGCCCGAAGAACGTTTCGACGCGGCAATGAAGGATTCTCGCCTCGTCGATGAGGCGGCCGGCTTCATCTCCGATGCTGACGCCACTGCGCTGGCTGCGCTGGTGGCGCACATCTGGCGCGAGCGCAGCGAAGACCCGACCGAGGCCGACATCGCGGCGATCGGCCTGGCCTACTGGACCGCGATCACCCGCGCACAACGGCGCGTCACCGGGAGCCTGCAATGACCGAGTTCATCGAACGCAAGGCGCTCCCGCTGGTGATGGCCTTCGCCCTGGGTGTGCTCGTCACGCCCGACAGCCGCGACACCGAGTACCGCTACGCCCGCGCCCTGGCCGAGTGCCAGCAAGGCGCAGACGCCCCCGAGCAGGGCATCGCCCTGCAGCACTATGCGGAGGCCGGTCGGGCTGCCGCGGATCACAGCAACCTCCAGGAGAGCATGAAATGAGCACCGCATTGACCACGCTGACCAGCAAGCTGGCGTCCAAGCTCGGTATGAGCACGGCCGGCAGCAACCTGATCGAGACGCTGAAGGCAACCGCCTTCAAGGGGCATGTCACTGATGCGCAGATGACCGCGCTGCTTATTGTTGCAAATCAGTTCGGGCTCAATCCCTGGACCAAGGAAATATATGCGTTTCCGGACCGCCAGAACGGCATTGTTCCGGTTGTGGGCGTTGATGGATGGGCGCGCATCATCAACAACCATGCGCAGTTTGACGGCATGGAGTTCGAGCAGACCGAAGACGCCTGCACCTGCATCATGTACCGGAAGGATCGTTCGCGCCCGGTCAAGGTCACGGAGTACATGGCTGAGTGCAAGCGATCCAATCAGGGTCCGTGGCAGTCGCACCCCCGCCGCATGCTCCGGCACAAGGCCATGATCCAGTGCGCTCGTCTGGCTTTCGGCTTCGGTGGCATTTTCGACCAGGACGAGGCCGAGCGCATTGTCGAGCGTGACATGGGCGCAGCCGAAGTCGTCAGCACCCGCCCAGCCCCGCAGGACGCACCCGCCCCCGCCGCCGCTGCCCTGCCCGACTACTCGCAGGACGCTTTCGCCAGGAACCTGAGCGCATGGGCGACCGCGATTCAGACCGGCAAGCTGACCGCCGAGGAGGTCATCAAGCGCGCCAGCACCAAGGGCACGCTGTCCGAGGCTCAAAAAGCCCAGATCCACGCCGCAGCCCAACCCAAACCCGATCCCGAGGTCATCGACGCGCCCACGGCGCAAGCCGATGACGACGGCTGGCTGCAGGACTACGACCGCACGGAGGCTACGCAATGAACATCACGAACCGCATCACGCACGACTGCCAGCAAGGCAGCCCCGAGTGGCACGCGCTGCGCGCCAGGCACTACACCGCCAGCGAAGCAAGCGCCATGCTCGGCGTGTCGAAATACCAGACGCGCGCCGATTTGCTGAAGCGGAAGGCCACCGGCATCGCCGAAGAAGTGGATGCCGCCACGCAACGCCGCTTCGATGACGGCCACGCCGTCGAGGCCGCTGCCCGCCCGATCGTGGAAGGCAACCTCGGGGACGAACTGTACCCGGTCACGATGAGCGCCGAGGTCAACGGCCTGCCGCTCCTGGCGAGCATGGACGGCCTCACGATGCTGGGCGACACCGGCTGGGAGTGCAAGCTGCTCAACAAGGAGCTTTACACCGCCATTCAGGCCGGCACGCTCCACGAGCACTACACGGCGCAGATGGAGCAGCAGCTCATGGTGTCGGGTGCCGAGCGCACCTACTTTACGGCCACCGACGGCACGCCGGAGGGCACGGCCGGCATGTGGTACGAGTCGGACCCCGCGCTGCGCGAGCGCATCGTCGCCGGCTGGAAGCAGTTTGCCGAAGACGTGGCCGCCTGGCGGCCCGAGCCCGAAACCGTGAAGCCGGCCGGCAAGGCACCGGAAATGCTGCCGGCGCTGCGGATCGAAGTCACCGGCATGGTGACGGCCAGCAATCTGGCCGCGTTCCGCGATCACGCCCTGGCGGTGTTCAGCAGCATCAACACTGACCTGCAGACCGATGCGGACTTCGCCGACGCGGAAAAGACGGTCAAGTGGTGCAAGGAGGTCGAAGACAAGCTCGACGCCGCCAAGCAGCACGCGCTGAGCCAGACGACCAGCATCGACGAACTGTTCCGGACCATCGACGCGATCAAGGACGAAGCACGGCAGAAGCGCCTGACGCTGGACAAGCTGGTGAAGGCCGAGAAGGAAAACCGGAAGGCGGAGATTGTCGCCAGGGCGCAGAGCGAACTATCGGCGCACATCGTTGCACTGCAAGGTCGCGTCGGCGTGCTGGTCAGCATCGCCTGCAACTTCGGCGAAGCCATCAAGGGCCTGAAGTCGCTCGACAGCATGCGCGACAAGGTGGCGACTGCGCTGGCGAACGCCAAGATCGAAGCCAATGCCCTCGCTGACCGCATCGACGCGAACCGCAAGCAGGCCGAGGACATGAGCCTGATGCCCGACTTCGCCCAGGTCTGCACCAAGGCGCCGGACGACTTCGCCGCACTCTACGGCATGCGCAAGCAGCAGCGCGCCGAGGCCGAAGCCAAGCGCATCGAGGCCGAGCGTGCGCGCATCCGGGCAGAAGAAGAAGCCAAGGCCCGCCGCGAAGCCGAGCGACTCGCCCAGGCTGAACGCGACCGCATCCGAGCCGAAGAGCAGGCCAAGGCCCGCGCCGAAGCCGAAGCGGCCCGCATCGAGCAGGCCGAGCGTGACCGTGTGCAACGCGAAGCCGAAGCGGCCCGCCGTGCTGAAGAGGCGCGAGCCGCAGCAGAGCAGGCCGCGCAAGTCGCCGCCGAGCGGGCCAAGATCGAGCAAGCCAAGGCCGAGCGGCCCGCCCCGCAGCCGGTCGAGTCCGGCGTAAAGCTCACGCTCGGCCAGATCAACGCCCGCCTGTCGCCCATCAGCCTGAGCGCAGCGGGGCTGGCGCAACTCGGCATCCAGTCTGCCGGCAAGGAGCGTGCCGCAGTGCTGTACCACGAGCACGACCTGCCGCGAATCTGCGCTGCGCTGGTGGCGCACTTGCAGCAGGTGGCGAGGGGCGAGATCAGGGAGGCGGCATGAGCATGATCGACAACGGTGGTCCGGCATTTCCGAATCACCCTGAAATGCCCATTGACGCACCCGGGGAAGGAATGACGCTCCGGGACTACTTCGCCGCCAGGGCCATGCAGGGATGGTTAAGCAACCCAGGACCCAGTGACGAGACCATCAATGCGGTAGCTCAATGGTCTTATAGGGTGGCAGACGCCATGCTGAAGGCCCGCCAACTCACCCCGTAGCGGACCTGTTTCCGCCCGGCGCAGCACTTCCAAGGAAGCCCATGACGAGACCCTCTATCAAATGATCGCCACCGCTATCGTGCTGCTGTGCATCGGATTGGTTGCGTGCGCGCTGATCGTGCTCGCGGCAAAGATCGTGTCGCTCTGGTCGTCAATCGACAGCCGGGCGTGCGAGGGCTGCACCAATCCGACCTGCTACCGCGGCAAGGAGTGCTACCTGCTGGACGATGGCGCTTCACGCCAGATCGACCCGCAGCAGTGACCATCAATCGCGACCTGCGGCGCGCGGCCGACCAAACAGACCGGGCGCTGCACGACGCATGGATCGTGCGCCGCCTATCCAAGAAGCTCACTCGGAGAATCACACATGACATCCAAACAACCCACCCACGGCGACCTGCGCAACACCCTGTTCGATCAACTGAAGCTGGCGACCCAGGGGAAAGTGTCGCGGGATGATGGCAAAACCATCATCGGCCTGGCGCACCAGATCAGCAACAACCTGAACGCCGAACTCAAGGCGCGCGAGCTTGAAATCCGGCTCGGTCAGACCGCCGAAAGCATAGGCCGGCTCGGGACGCTGGCAATCGGATCGGCGTGATTGTTGTGAAGGGCCTGCGCAACGCACTGAATGCGCAGGGGTTTTGAAGTGCATGGGTCTGAATGCCCGACCCGAACCGGGAGTAGTTCGGGGAAGCCGGTGCCGGCTTCCTGCTGCATTGCAGCGTC